GACAGCCGGCAATGCACTGGGTCAATCCTGGTGCCTGCTCAACTCACGGGCCGGTTCCGAATTCATGGCAGGGGTCAAGGCGAGCGAGCATCGCCATGCGATCAAGCCATGTGCCCAAATCCATGATGCACAGTACTTCCTCGTGAAGGATGACATACAAGCCATTACGTATGCTAATAATTTTATTGTCAAAGCATGCGAATGGCAAAATCATCCTGATATTCAACACGATGAAGTGAAACTCGGTGGAGTCTTCGCAATCTACTATCCGAATTGGAGCCAGGAACTGAAACTACCCAATTATGCCACTGCGCGTGAGATAGCATCTACATTCACAGAATACGTAATGAAATCAAAGGATTAGCTACCTACTACATTTAGTGGGTTAATTGTTCTTTGGCTACCATATATACCCTAAAAAATATTATAAAAATATCTTCCCAAACCAGAAGAATCAAGCTAGGGTGATTTCCCTAGTTCGCACCACGCTGAGGTCTATCATGCGATTGACGAACGAACATAGCATCAGTTTGCCTTTGGCAGTGTGGCTCCTGCATGATGACTATGATTTCATTAATGAGCCCAATTATATCTCAGCCACTAATCTCCTGAAAAGCACAAGACAACTGGTCTTGAGCCAGCGTGTGCTCGACAGCGACAAGGAGATGGATGTCTCCTTTTTTATTGCAGCTCGCTTTGGCAATGCTATCCATGATTCTATCGAAAAAGCATGGAAGGTATCAGGCAGGGCATCCATGAAGAAGCTAGGCTATCCGGCATCAATAGCTAATAATATTATTGTTAATCCTGATCCAGGAACCATGATTGAAAATAATAATCTTATTCCTGTCTGGATAGAAAGACGAGCTATTAAAGAATTCAAAGGCTATAAAATTGGTGGCAAGTTCGACATGGTAATGGACGGTCGTCTATTCGATGTTAAAACCACTTCGGTTTACAGCTACCTGCTAGGTAGGAAAGATGCCGATTATGCCATGCAGGGCGGCATTTATCGCTGGCTCAATCCTGAATTGATCACTGATAATCACATCTATATCCAGTTCATTTTTACCGACTGGCAACGGAGCCAGGCGAAGAGAGACCCCGGCTATCCGCAGACCAGGGCATTAGAATATCCAGTCAAGCTGCCGTCGATTAATGAGGTCGAAGAGTTCATCAGCTTCAAGCTGGCACAGCTCGACAGATATAAGAAATCCCCCGATGAGGAGATTCCCTATTGCACTGACAAGGAACTCTGGAGGAGCGAGACCACGTATAAATATTATGCCGATCCCCAGAAGACAGTCAGGGCCACCAAGAATTTCGACGATAAGGCCGAAGCACATGCCTACCAAGCCAGCAAGGGTGGAAAAGGAATTGTTTTGGCGGTTCCGGGAGAGGTAAAAGCCTGTGATTACTGCCCGGCATTTCCAATATGTAAACAAAAGGACAATTATTATGTCGCTTGACTTAACTGCTGTTAAGCACCACCCGGCATTGGAAGAAATCGTCGACGTATTTTGTAATAAAACCCAGAACCTGGATCGAAGTTTTTTCCGAACTCAATTGGTATATTTCTTCGCCAAGATGGCCTCGTCCATGCGGGCTACCATCCTGACCAAGGATCGAGGCGAAATTCCGGTTAATATGTATGCCCTGGCATTGGCACCTTCTGGTTCCAATAAAGGTCATTCAGTCTATATGGCTGAAAATGATATTCTGGGTAAATTTAAGAGCCGCTTCATAGAGGACACCTTTCCGGTAATCTCAGAAGGTAATCTCTGGGTCATCGCCAATGGACGAGCAGCTAGAAATGGAAACGATCAACAGGTTGAATACGATAAGGCCTCAACCGAATTCAAGCAGGCAGGGGTATTCCCCTTCACCTTCGACTCAGGCACCACACCAGCTGTCAAGCAGCTACGGCAGAAGTTACTGTTATCATCCGCTGGTTCAATCAATCTGCAGATCGACGAGATCGGTTCCAATCTGATTGGCCAGACCGATATTTTGAATACATTCCTGGAGTTATATGATCTAGGTATTGTTAAACAAAAACTGGTTAAGAACACAGCCGAGAACCAGAGAAGCCAGGAACTGGATGGCAAAACGCCAACCAACATGCTGCTATTTGGAACACCAGCCAAGCTGCTGGATGGATCCACCACCGAGGATCAGTTCTACAGCTTCCTCGAGACCGGCTATGCCAGACGATGCATCTTTGGTTTTGGCCAACCTGTCAGGGCGTCACAGTCACTGTCGCCAGCCGAGATATTCAAACTGCTGATAGCACCAGAGAATGATGCCATCCTGACCAAGTGGGCACATCACTTCTATACGCTGGCAGACCCGGCTCTCTTCGGCTGGAGGATGGAAGTCAGCGAGGAAGTATCGATCGAGCTGCTCAGCTACCGAATCGACTGTGAACGCCTCGCAGAGGCCATGCCTGAGCACGAGGAGATCAAGAAATCAGAGATGGCTCATCGCTACTTCAAAACCCTGAAGCTAGCTGGTGCCTATGCCTTTATCGATGGTTCCACCGAGGTGCTGATGGAGCATCTGCATTCGGCCATCAAACTGGTCGAGGAATCAGGAGCTGCATTTCAGACAATCCTGAACCGTGAAAAATCTTATGTGAAATTGGCTAAATATATAGCTGGGGTTAATACCGAAGTAACTCATGCCGATCTCAATGAGGCTTTGCCATTCTATAAGACAGCCAAGGCTCAACGTGAAGAGCAAATGATCCTGGCAACAGCCTGGGGTTATAAGAAACATATTATTATCAAAAAATCATTTGTTGATGGGATCGAGTTTTTCAAAGGAGAGAAACTCCAGGAAACTAACTTCCAGAAAATGGTAATCTCATATTCAACTCATTGGGCTTATAATTATCTCAAGGAAGAGGTCCCATTCGAGAAGCTTTATCTTCTGGCTCAGGCATCTGATATGAATTGGGCCAATCATCATTTTAAACAGGACCATCGAGCCGATGAAAATGTAATCCCCGGCTTCAATATGATCGTCATCGATGTGGATTCTGGTATTAGTCTGGTGGCAGCTCATGAACTAATGAAGGATTATAAATTCCTGACCTATACAACCAAGCGATCCACACCTGATCACAACAGGTTCAGAATGATTCTGCCAACCAATTATCATCTCGAACTCGATCATGACGAATATAAAGGCTTCATGAATAGCGTCATGGCATGGCTGCCATTCCAGAGCGATGAGTCAGCTAACCAGAGATCCAAGAAATGGCAGAGTCATGAAGGATGTCAGGTAACTTATAATCTCGAAGCCAAAGCTCTCGACGTATTAGATTTCATCCCGAAAACTTCCAGAAATGAACAGCACCAGGAAAGGAACCAGGCACTGGGAAATCTGGATAATCTTGAGCGCTGGTTTGCTTCACGGATGGATATAGGCAATCGCAATAACCAGCTGATCAAATATGCACTATGTCTCGTAGATGCTGGCTGGAAATTGCTCGATGTCAGAAACCAGGTGCATGGTTTTAATGGGAAATTATCCAATCCCATGACTGCCCAGGAAATCGATAGCACAATCATGGTGACTGTCGCTAAGAAGTATCAGAGCCAGAAACCCTGATATTACCCCCTCTCGTCGACATAAATGAGGGATTACTAAGGCGATGTAGACGGTAAGCCTTAGTGCTTTTTCTGGTTCAATTAAGGAAAAATCATGAGCGATATTAATGATCAATTAGTTCTTATCGGTGGCTACTCAGGCACCGGTAAGAGTGCAGCTCTGAGGAGTATCCGGAACCAGGATAGATGGATGTATCTCAATACCGAAGCTGGGAAGAGACTCCCTTTTCAAAATACATTCAAAACATTTAGAGTCTCTGACCCATATCAGATATACGAAGGCTTTGATCATGCCATCCTGAACCAGGATAAATGGGATGGCATAATCATAGATTCTGCCACATTCATGATGGATATGTATGAAAGCATGTACATCATAGATAATCCCAATACCCAGAAGGCATGGGGTCAGTTTGCCCAATTCTTCAAGGTGCTAATGCAAGACAAGGTCGTCAGATGGGGTAAGCCAACCATCGTTACAGCCCATCTCCTGGATACACTGGATGAAGTCAGGCATGAGATGAAAGTCTCGGTGCCCATCAAGGGATCACTTAAAAATAATGGTATCGAATCATATTTTTCTACAGTAGTATCAGCTAAGAAAATAACCATGCTGGAACTGGAAAAATATGGATCCGATCTCCTGGTTATCACTGACCAGGACAGGGAGCTTGGATATAAGCATGTGTTCCAGACTCGTCCAACCAAGGAAACCGTAGCCGAACGTATCCGCTCACCTATGGGTTTGTTTTCTCGGGAACAAACTTATATGGATAATGATGCTCAGCTCTTGCTGGATCATTTGGATAAGTTTTACCACGGTTAATTATCAACTCAGAAACAAGGAATGAAAATCCAATGACAAATATCTTTGGAAACCTCACCACGGAAGGCCTCGAGCAGTCTCAGGACCGCCTGGGTGGTTTCCGTGTGCTTGAGTCAGGCGCCTATACAGGCACCATTAAAGCAGCTTACGCAGGTAAGTCTCCTCACTCCAAGGCTCGATC